ATCAAGAAGAGAATCACCGAGTGAGGTGTTTGGTATATTAACTCCTGGACCAAGAGACCCAGAAAACTTTAATCACAGAATGGGCGGACACCAATTTATAATGGACGACAGTACAGATAGTTCATTAATAAGAATGAGAACACGAAGAGGTGTACAAATTCTGTTAGACGATACAACTGGTAGCATATACATGATTAACAAAAGAGGTAATGCATGGTTTGAATTAGCGGCTAACGGAGATATAAATTTATTTGGTGAAGGCTCAATAAACATGAGAGCTGAAAGCAACATGAATATTAGAGCAGATGGGAATCTATCATTAGAAGCAGGAAAAAACGTATTAATAAAAGCCGCAGGTGACCGAAGTGCAAAAGGTGATTATCTAGGGATACCAGAAATAGCGACACTCGCACCTCCACTAGGTGTAGGTGGTAATATAAGAATGGAAGCAGTAAATGAACTCACAGCATTTGGCGGCACAGGAGTTGCAGTAACATCGAACACTGGAGATATGGATCTTAGTGCCGCAGGCAAAGTTGCAACAAGCGGCGGCAAAATTGATATGTTTACAACTGGCACGTCGCTGACAAGTGGAATGGGGATTTCAATGGTGTCTTCTGGTCCGATTGGCATAGATTCATTAGCGGGAATCGGTTTAAAAGCCGCGTTACCAATAGGATTAATGGCTTCCCAAGTATGGCTTAATAGTGGACTTCCGGTAATACCAATGCCAGCCATACCGGCAGTACCAGCACCACAAATACCTGGAAATGAATTTAAAGATGCGGCAGAAAAACCACCAGAATTTAATAGACCTAAACCTGCTGTAACATCAGATTCTGACGGAGATGGTGCAAGTGATTTAGAAGGCCAGGCAGAAGTAGAAGTTGAGAACACACTAACCGAAGCAGAACCAATGGCGCCAACTGCTGGTGAACGCACAGGCAAACAAGATAACATTAAAACCATTCTTACAGCATTACTAACTAAAGAACCTTATTCGACACATGCTCAGGCAGATCCTATAAAGGCTTCTGAGCAAGAACCTGCACCAACAGACGCCGCCGTCAATGCCATTCCAGAAACAGGACCTGCCGGTTCGATGACCCAAGCAGAAGGCAAAACAATCGTTACAAACTATGTTAAACCAGACGGTACTACTACCGGTGTTTCAAGTGAATCAACTACATCTAAGGTAGGAGAAGTTACTACAGACATTAAAACAGGCCTGGAAACTGCTACTGATATAATGAATGATCCAACCGGTGCTGGACTAGATGCTCTTGCCGGGGCAAGTCCTGTATTTACTGAAGCATTAGGTATTCTAAATAATTTTATGACAATGGATGCAACAAAATTATTAGAAATAGCAGGACTAGGCACTCTTATAGCAGGATTCGAAGCCGCAATACCTCCTATTAGATTCCCAACAAATAATGCATTAATGACGAAGATACTTGGCTTGCAGAAAGAACTCACAGCATACCAGGCTGAACTAGAAGCATTTGGCATGGATAAGTTTGGATTTGACTTAGACATGTTATCAGCAGAAATGAAAAACATGAAAGGTATTATAGACAATGCAATAGCAACTGCTAGTGACGCACAAGACTTAGTTAACATATTAAAATCAAAAGGCATTGACATGCCAGTTGACGGTGAAATGATATTCCAAGATGCAAATGGTAATAAATTAGTAGACTTTAGTAGAGGTATAGGACCTGTTGGATCAACACTTGGATTAGTAGGAGACATGAACAAGGTTTATAGCACAATATCATCAGACATTGATGTACCTATACACGGCAATGGTAAACTAGCATTAACAAGTTTTGCTCAAAGTATAGGAGCAGAAACTTTTGCAAATAGTAAACTTAGAGATTATGTAAATGATCCATCAAGACATAATTTAGTTGGTAGAGAAATGCAAAAATGGGTCTTAGATAAGCCAGGCGGCAAAATTGATCCAATATTAGTAGCCAGACGGCAATATGAATCACAACTTTATCAATCACCAGATGAAATGGATATAGACTTTGGCGATTTACCTGATGGTGGAATGTCTTGGGGGGATTTAGCCAACATGATCAAAGCACAACGAGAAGAGTTCTATGTTAAAAAGACCTCTGTTGATGGACCGCCTCCAGCAAGTTAAGTTATTTAGTTTCTGCTAGTAATTTATTAAGTTCGCTAATTCTTTTATACGCATTATATTTTGCTTCTTGTTCTTCAGCAACACATTTCTCGAGAATTCTAATCCTATTTTCTAAATACTCAGCCTGCTTTACTGCTAAGCCAACCGTGTTTTTTCTTTCATGATCGGGCATACTTATATTTACAAACTTTCACGTAAAAGAAGCCCATTATAGGTTAAAATTAAAAAGGGCAGTTGCCTGCCCTTTGTTTAACCGGACACCAGTTTCCGCATTTCTTTGAATTCTGGTGGCACAACTTTAGAGTTGTATCGAAAATTACCAACAAGATTGATTGTGTGAAACAAGCAATACTTCTTAGTAACTGAATCATAGATTCCAAATGTGACGAAACGCTTTTTAGATTCGTAAATCTTAATAAAGCCGCCACCTTGTCGATTACGTTCCTCTGCAAGTGCCCAAATTTCATTGAACACATTGGTAAGGTGACGCATTTCGAAACCCTCATTCCAATGATAGGGAACAACAATGAATGTTGTTTGTTTCACATATTTACTATGCTTATGTGTATTTAAACATATTTTATACAGTATGTCAACCTTTTTGGCAAAATAAAACCCATTATATTGATTCTGATAAATAACAGTATGGCTAGGTTAATAGGATTCAGTACAATAGATAGAGCGAAGGCACCTTTTACTGTAACAGGTAAAGAATGTGTATTACGAGACTTGCAAAACGAGTTATACACAAAGAAAGGTGAACGCCCAATGAGACCAAATTTTGGTTGTATCATTTGGGACTTACTAATGGACCCGGCAACAGGGGAAGTTGAAAAACTTGCTAAAGAAGATATACAAAGAATTTTAAATAGAGACCCTAGAGTCTCAGAGAAAAAAGTAGAGGTGTTTGTTTTAGATAATTCAATAAGTGCCGAAGTAGTAATAGACGTAATTCCGTTTAATTCCGTTGAAACATTATACTTAACTTACTCTCAGCAAATTGAAGAAGGTATTAGTTAATGGCTAAAAGTAGACAAAATAATTTATTTGCCGCTGAAGACTGGAAAATAGCATATAAGGCATATAGCAAAGTAAACTATCAAGCATACGACTTTGACACCATGCGTGGAGCAATGGTTGATTATGTCAAAACCAATTTTCCAGAAAACTTCAATGATTACATAGAAAGTTCAGAATTTATTGCTATCATAGAACTGTTAGCATATCTTTCTCAATCATTGGCGTTTAGAATGGATATCAATACTAGAGAAAACTTTTTAGAAACAGCAGAAAGAAAAGACTCAGTATTTAAACTTGCAAGAATGTTAGGATATAATCCTAAAAGAAATATTCCTGCAAGTGGACTTATGAAAGTATCTAGTGTAAAAACATCAGAACAACTAGAAGACAGCAACGGTAATAATCTTAGTAACAGAATAATTTATTGGGACGATGCCAATAACCAAAACAACTATGAGCAGTTTATTACAGTACTAAATTCAGCAATGAGTAGTACTAATAGATTCTCATCACCTATTAAGTCAGGAACAATAAACACTATTGCAACAGAACTGTATCAATTGAATACACCTATTAACTCACCTATTAGTTATAATAATACTGTACGAGTTACTGGTGAAAATAAACAAATTAATATAGTGAATCCAGATTTTAAAGATAATAGCCACTTCTACGAAAGACACCCAGATCCAACAAACTTGTTTAACCTAATTTATAGAAATGATGGTAAAGGCAACGGCAGTAACAACACTGGATTCTTTGTTATGTTTAGGCAAGGACAATTAGAATTTAGAGATTTTAACTTTACAACACCTGTAGAAAGCAGAGTACAGGATATTAATGTTGCAAACATTAATGAATCAGATGTGTACTTGCAAGAAGTAAACACAGGCGGACAAGTATTAAACAAATGGGAAAAGATTCCTAACACAGTTGGACAAACATTAAATTACAACAGTAAAAGTTTAAGTACAAGGAATTTATATTCTATAGAAAATATTGGTGATAGTAACGGTATAAGATTACGTTTCCCAGATGGAGAATTTGGAAACGTGCCTACAGGAATTTATAGAGCATGGTTTAGACCTAGTGATCCTTCGAGGTATGCTATTAATCCTGAAGAGGCCAGAAATTTAACTGTAACAATTCCTTATACAAATACAGCAGGCAAAGAACATAAATTATCTATTACATACAGTTTACAATATAAAATAGGAAATAGTGCGCCAGGAGAAAGTTTAGCGGCAATTAAAGACAGGGCACCTAAGACATTCTATACACAAAATAGAATG